CGCTGTTACAGTTGAATGTGGAGCCTAAGTTTAGGTTTCACATCTTTAAACTACACTGGGGGAGGCGGTCATCGCCTCCCTTTTTATTATAAGGAGAACTTAATGTCAATTATCCCAAGTCATATTACAACCATCGAAGACGCACGACACTGGTTGCGTATAAACGGTTACAGCCAAGAACGAATTGAGTCAATGCTTGCTGATTGGTCAGCTCTTGAAGAATCTGCTCCTCTTTTAGAGGCTGTTGAAGACGACAGCGAAGAAGATGATTGGGAGTGGGAAGATGAAGAGGATGACCTTGAAGAAGATGATCAGGAGTAGGTGAAGCAACATGGTAGATCGTTTAGAAGAAAACTTAGGTAAATACCCATACGTAACACTCGCACAAGTAAAAGATTATTTGAGTATTTCTTCAGATACTCAAGATGCTCGTTTGTCTAATATTATTTCTTATGCTACTGGAGTAGTTGAGCACTATATTGGTCAAGAGATGCTTGCGAATGACTATGTTGAAGTTTTTGATGGGGGTAAAACTTCAGTTATGGTGTCTAGATTGCCACTTTCTAACGTTTACCAGGTTTCAGAGTTTAATGGGACTGAAGATGTAATTTTAGCTGATCCAACCACGATTGGAAGACCTGTTACAACTCAAGAAACAGAGTCACTTACTTTAACTTTCCAAAACAATGCTCATCTAAACTCAAGAATTAAAAAGTTTGGTAAAACATCTCTTGAGACTGGAATTTCAGATTATGTGCTAGGATCTACGGTTCCTGAAAACTTAGAATTTGAAGAGGGTGATTTTACCATCGAGATGTTTATTCGTGTCGATGAGCCTACTTTACAAGATAATGTGTTATTTGCGATTAACACAGACTCATCAAATTTCATACAATTTAGGCTTGCAAATCAGCATGGTCTAGCTTTTGAAGCTAATATCTCAGGAAGTGCGACAACTATACAAGGTGCTAACACATCAATCGAGAGTCAGCAGTTTGCAAAACGTCGCTTTGCTCATGTTGCTGTATCTCGTGATTTGACAGAAGAAAAATTATTCTTACACTACAATGGTAATACAATAGCTGATGCCTCTTTTGCAGTTGAAAATTTAACTTTTACCTCAAACGTAGAAATAGCAACCACATTTAAAGGCTATATAGATGAAGTTAGAGTTTCCAACAAGGCTAGATATTCGGCGAATTTTACTCCTCCCACAAAACGTTTTAGACCTGACGGTGAGACTGTTTTTTTAGTTCATTTTGATGGATCTAATGATGATACTGAAGCTAATGATGTACACAATGAAACAAATGAGTACAACTTTTCTCGTGACATGGGTGAGGTAACTCGCGATACAGGTGCTGTTGGAGTTAGAGGAACTTATCCAACTATTCGTAACAGCTATCCAGCGCTAACCCTTTCAGGTCCTCCAGGATTCTCCCCTTTTCCATCTGCTGTAAGAGTCGAGTATCGTGCTGGATATGAGTCTGGTGAGATTCCGCAAGACATTCAACTGGCAACTCTTGATATGATTAAACTTATTTTTAAACAAGATCAAGAAAAGAAAGGATTTTCTTTTGAAGGTGAGCGCGGAGATAATTATCCTCTTGCTGGAAACTTTCCTCCTCATATTCGTCGTATTTTAGATTTATATAGGATTATTTCTTAATGGCTAAAGGCCCTCGTTTAAATATTGACTTAATATTTGATGGAGTAACCCAGAGTGGGGGTTCAAAATCTGATTTTAACAAAGCTGTAAAGTTAGTTTCTTCTGGCAAGTATAAAGCCCGTCTTGCAGATAGAGCTAAAATGCTTGACCAAAAAAAGCTGTCTAACTTTTTTGCAGGAGGAGAAGGGCCTAAAAAATTCCCACCAGCAATTCGTGGTTTTTATGGTGAACCTAAAAACCAGTCTGCTTACGCTAACCCATCTTCTGTTCCTGATACTGAAATATCAATTGAAGATTTAGAAATACTTGTAGGAAAAGAGTTTGCCTCTCAGTTTGATGCTAGCGATGTTACTCGTCAAGGATTTAGAACTATTGAGATAAAACAACAAGCTGATCCAAAAGCAAAAACATCTAAAACAACTTTTACTGGACTATCCCCAGGTAGAGATACAGAAGAAGGAAAAAGATTATTACAAATATCTGGAGAAAAACAAGTTACCACTAAAGATGGAAAACCTCTTTTTAACAAAGATGGAACCCCAAAACTAACAAACATTACACTTAACAATACTGATGATCTTTGGAAATGGTTTGAATCGAAGTCTCAAATAAACTTTAGAAATAGAGCAATACAACAGTTTGAACAAAAAATGGCAAACTATTTGTTAATTACCTCAATAGATGGAAAAGCATCAGTACAAGCAGCTCCTGGATTAGCTAAGGCTTTCAATCTACAAAATAAACAGAATAGGCGTAAGTATTTATTTTTAGAGTTTCGCAGAGGAACTGTTGCTTTACGTGCAACAACACTTGCAGAACGATTTATTAAAAGTAAGCTGGTTGATATATCTACTAAAGTAGCACAAGCTACGGCAGATAATTTTTCACAAAATCTGCTTGAGTATTATGTCAGAGGTGATGGAGCTTCTGCCTTGAAAAAAGCGGGTGCTTCTACTAAGTATGGCTTTGTAAATGCTTTCGCTGAACTATTACTTATTATAAAAGAGTTTGATGAGTCGGCTGGACGACCTTTTATATTAGAAATAGATTCTAAGTCACAAGGCGGTCCTGGAACTATAGCTGCTGGAACACGTGCTAAGAGACGAAAAAGACAGCTTAAACCTGCAGATGATTTACAATCACAAGTTTCAATAGCTCAAATTGAAGCATTAGCGCGAAGACTATTTAGGGAAAAGATGCCTACAGGCGTCCCTGGAGGACCTCCACCTCCTCGTCCTGATATATTAACATTTAGAACTGGTAGACTGGTTGACTCTTTCAGAATTTTACAATTTAATCAAAAGAAAAATATTATCAAATATACATTTGATCCTATATACAATGTGTATAGCGGTACTCAAAGAGATGTTGATGAATTAATAGTACAATCAGGTTTAAGACCTGCAGTGCGTCAACTTGTAGGCAAATTTCATCGATACCTAAACCCAAACAACAGAAGACAACAGGGTGGATAAGCAATGCCTCAATCACGCAGAACAGAGATAATTGATTTTATTGTTACTCAATTAAAAGAGATTGATGGTGAGGTATCTGGATTTAATCCATCTTACACATATACTCAAAACCTATTCAACAACGTTTATCGTAGAATAAAGTTTTTAGATGAGGTAAACGATTTTCCAGCGTTATACGTAAGCGCTGGTACCGAACTTCGAGATTTTAATTCTAAAAGTTTGACGGTAGCAACTTTAGACGCTACCATAAGAGCATACGTATTTGGAGAAGATAATTCTCAAAGCCTCGTGGATGATATCACTCAAGATATTGAGCATATCATTTATTCTATTGGTGACAATCCTGATAAAGGGATACTAGATATAACAATAGATAGTATTACTTCTGATGAGGGGTTAGCCACTCCATACGGATTAGCAGAGGTTGAACTAACAATTGTCTATAGAATAGACGGATAAGGAGAAAAGGGATGGCATCTCTTAATTTACAAAGAAATTCAGAGGTTTTCTTGTCTACTGTTGATTTAATTAACGGTGCTGCAGTTACTGCTATGACTCCTGAAAACACTTGGAAACTTGAAGTGTTAGCAGGTTTTGCTGTAACATCATCAGCTGCTACACAGGATATTACAAACCTTGAAACAGGAACAACACCTGATCGTTCACAGCAGCGTTTTAATACAGCTATTAACCCCGTTGACTGGAATCTTCAGGTTTACTTACGTCCAACTGGTGTTGAGACTGGTGCAGCCGCTGATGGAACTACTGCAGCTACACATCAAACAGGCAACGTTAAACCAGTTGCTGACTGGTTCATGTGGCAGTCAATGGTATCTAATACAAAAGTTGCTGATGGCTCTACAGAACAATCTGTTTGGGTCTCTGGAGGCAAGCTTCAAACTACTAACGTAGCTGCTGGAACAGGATCACACCCTACACGATCAAACTTCTCAACAGCTATTGAAAATCACTTATATTTTAAACTTGATAATGTAATTTATCAGGTCTCTAATGCTACTATTAATCAGGCTACTGTTGACGCAGGTATTGAAGAAATCGCAACCACAACTTGGACTGGTTTTGGTACAACTCTAAAAGAACTTACAAGCACACAGCGTGATAATGCTGTATCAGTATTTGGTGGAGTTAAAAACGATGGTTCATCAGTAACAGCTAACTCAAATGCTTCAGAACACTCAGTAACAGCCCACTACCACCCATATAATCAAATGAACGTCGCTGGCTCAATTGGAACAAACTCATTTATTAAAAATCGTTTGAGTGCTATTGAATTCCATCACAAGCCGAGCGCTGGTGGATCAGATGTTAAGTACACATTCCCAGTTACAGCTCTAAGCTTTGACTATAACAACAATATTACCTACTTAACACCAGAAGAACTTGCTAACCTTAACGAGCCGATTGGTCAGTTTACTGGCACACGTGCTGTTACAGGTTCTGCAACTATGTATCTTCGTGCTGGAGACACTGAATCAGCTCAATTTTTAAGAAATATTCAGAACGACTCACGCACAGCGTCAGCACAAACTTCAAATGCTAACCTTATTATAGGTGGAGCAACTGCTCCATATGTTGCTTTCCAAATGGACGCAGTGCAGTTTGAATTTCCAGCGTTAGCAGTTGAAGATGTGATTTCAATGTCAGTCAACTTTGTTGGTCAAGAAACTACTGCCAATAAGGGTGGAGGCGGAGAAATGACAATGTTCGCTAAGAAGTCTTAATAATTAAGTGTTTCTGAGGGGGAACACTAACACTTTTTAACCAGAAGAGTGCCCATCACTTGCAAATCAAGGTTCCCCCTCACCTTTGAGAAGCAGATATGTGATGGGCACTCGCATTTTATGAGGGGAAATCATGAGTAAAATTAAAAATCTTGTTGCTAAAGAAACTACTACCTGGGTAGAGTTCCCAGATATTGATGGTTTTGAAGTTAATCTTCGTTATCTAACACGTGAAGATTTAATGAAAATTCGCAACGCATCTCTTACCTATAAGTTTAATAAAAGAACTCGTCAACGTGAAGAAGAAGTTGATAACGAAAAGTTTTTAGAGCATTATGCAGGAAAAGCTATCGTCGGGTGGAAAGGCCTAAAGGCAAAGCATCTTCCGGTTCTTCTCCCTGTTGATATTTCTTCAATGGACGCTGATGATAATATCGATTACAGTGAAGAGGAAGCTGTAGAATTATTGAAATCTTCAACAATCTTTGATCAGTTCATCACAGATGCAATGAATGATTTTGAACAATTCTCAAAACAAAAAGCTGAGGACGACGCAAAAAACTAACTGACTACCTCCGCAATTCATTATTTGGCGGAGGTATGAATGCAGATCAATACTTTGAAATGTGTGAGCAAATGGGTTGGGAACCAAAAGAAGAAGAAATACCAATTGATCCTTCTACCCTATCTATGGAAGCTCAACAAGCTTTGTTAGTTTTAAATGCTCTACCTGATAAGTGGGAAGGTATGAGTGGTACTTGGATGGGTAAAGATTATGCAGGTTTAGAGGCAATCTTTAACATTTATGAGATAGAAGACCGTCGAGCTGTATTTGAACTTTTACGTGCTGGTGAATCAGAAATGAGCAGTTACTATGCTCAAAAACGTAAAGAACAAGAATCGCTTTCCAAGGCACAGAGAGGAAGATAATTGTCTAAAAGTACGATTGCTACTTTAAAAGGTGAATCAAAAGGTTTTGACAAGGTTCGTAAGGATCTTGATCGCACCAGTGATTCTACACAACAACTTGATCGTAGAACTACTAGATTAGGTCAATCATCTGCGAGCTCTGCTCGTTCTTTTTCCTCTCAAGCATCTGGACTAGGTGGATTAGTTGGTGTTTATGCAGCTGCTGCTGCAAACGTATTTGCTATTACAGCTGCGTTTGATGCATTAGGCCGAGCTGCTCAGGCTGAACAAATTGTTCGCGGTACTAAAATATTAGCACTAGAAATCGGACAAAACGGTACAACAATATTAGAGACAGTTCAAAAAATAACACAATCTCAGCTAACTCTCGCTGAATCTGCCCAAAATATTAACATTGCTTTATCTGCTGGTTTTAACACTGAGCAGATTGAAGCTCTGTCTGAGGTTTCTTTGAAAGCTTCCAGAGCGTTAGGCCGTAACTTAACTGATGCCTTCCAGAGAGTGGTTCGTGGTGCTGCAAAACTTGAACCCGAACTGTTAGACGAACTTGGTATTTTTACTCGTATTGATCCTGCGGTTGAGGCTTATGCTTCTAAACTAAATATTGCCACCAATTCACTAACTAACTACGAAAAACGTCAAGCATTTGTTAACGCTGTGATCGAAGAAGGTCAAAAGAAGTTTTCTACTATTGATACTACTGTCGATAATTCACAAAAGAAGTTTGAACAACTTCGTGTTCAATTAACTGAACTTGCTTTAGAGTTTGGTCAATTAATTGCTGGGACTCTTGGTCCAATCGTAGACTTCTTTAAAAACAATATCGGTAATGCGTTGTTGTTATTTGGAGGCATTTTATCTTTAGTATTTGGTAGAGCCTTAAAAGCAATTGGAGGCTTCGCAGTTAATGGTATTTCACAGATAGGTCGTTTCGCTGAGTTTTTAGCAGATAAAGCTAAAATAGCTCAAGGAACATTAGGTAATCTTACAAAAGCTATAAACCAACCGTTACAAGGTGAGGGAGGTGGTTTAACAGGTATTAGAACTGCTCCCTTAAAAGGTCAAGATGTTGATCAAGCTGCTCGATTCAAAGAAGCTATAGAACTACAAAGAAGTGGCCAAGTGGGATCTGTATCAGAACTTAATAAAGTAAATAAAGCTTATAAAGAGCAGCTTAAAATATTAAGTCCAAATACAAAATCATTTAAAAACCTTGAGGCTGCTATTGCACGTAACAACGCTGCACTTGCTACAGCAGGATTTAGAGCTAAGGCACC